GGTAGTTTGTGTCAACACTCTTGTATCATTTACAGCAGCTCGTTGTATAGTTGGAACTGTTGTGGATATAATAGTATCTTCCGTCTTTTGTAAAATGCCTTGAGAGAAGAATGTCGCATCACCGTTTGTTGTTGATGATGGAATGTCTCCTGTTGAAACATCAATCAGCCTGAAATTCTTTTCACCAACTCTAAATGTTGCTGTGGGTAAAGTAAATACTCCAGCAATTTGACCTGAGGCTGAAGTATTCAATCTACCAATAGAGTAAATTGAATTTGCTGCAGGTGTTGTTGTCCATGTACCAGAAATTGTGGCTGTTCTTGTTCCTTCTGTATATGCTGATATTGTAGCTTGTTGTCCAGCACCTTGGCCAGCCACAATAAAGATTGGTGATCCAACATATGTTGAAATATTATTAGCACTTGTTGCATCAGCACGAAGCACTACTGTATTTGCAGTAGCTGAAAAAACATTACCTGAATAGTGTTCATATCCAATAATTCGCTTAGATGTTCCTGTTGTTGCACCAATCAAACTAGAATTAGCAAGAATAAATGCCGAGTTAGATGAATTTATACTAACAACATAGGCTTCATTATTAGCTGTTGCAACAATTAATGCAGTACCATTTGTAGTTGATGTGGTATTGTCTATGATAGAAACAACTTCAGGATTAGCTGTTGATGTTCTATATGTTAAGTTGTTTGAAGATAATATAAATTTGTTTGCCTGAGCAACAAATTTCTCAATACTGGTACTATCAAAGAATGGGAAAAGTGTTGTATTTGGTTTAAAATCTGTACCAACAAACAACACACCACGACTTCTCATGTAAGGTATAATAGAAATATCAATCACACGATCACCTAATGCTTGTGTGATTGTTTCAGGAACAACTTGTGTTATAATACCAGAACGAACTTGATTATTAGTGGTTGTTGTAGTTGTTGTTTGATTAACTCGGCGCATACCTTCACCGCCAACCCAATCTTGTTGATTCCATGTACTGCTATTTGTTTGTCGGCCTGTCCAATATGTTGACCAATCACCCCATTCATAATTAAAAACATTCTGTGTAATTAAGTTCCAAGCGTCTTTATCACCACCGAGATTAATAAGAACATCAGGTTGTTTGTCAGTATCAATCCAAATATCAGAAGCTGGATCTAACTGTATTTTACCTAAGTAATTGATAACATTAAATGGGTTAACATTTATTGCCCTAGAAGTTTTTGGTTGATCAATCAAGGCCGATTGTGTTGATGTGGTCGTTATTAAAGGACCAGCTTGTATAAAGTTTGTTGAATTAGCTGAATCAAATGTTAATAGATGTGAACTAATATTAAATGATGGTCGGAGCTCTTTTCTATTAGGATCAATAGAAGCTTCATAATCAGCATTAGATACATCGGCAACTGAATGGCCATTAAATGCATCAACAACAATACCATTTTTAAATCTTGGTAAGTTTGTACTATCTAAAATAGTTAAATCTTGTTTATTAACAGCTGATTGTTCAAGTAAAGAAAGTGATGTATAATATTCAAGATTTTCAACTCGTTTTGATATAGTACCAATATCTTTCATAGTAAATCTACGATTATCGGTGTACTGTATTAAAACTTCCGCTGTAGAATCCAAGAATGCTGGTTCACGCAAAATATATAATGTCATTGAACCATCTTTGTCTTTAGGCTCAACAGGAGTTAAAGATGGCACTCCTTGAACAACCTCAAAGGTACGATTCTTATTTAATATTACTTTATCAATTCTAGGTAAATAATATTGGTAATCTAATATAATATCAGAACCATTTTCAGCAATTTTTGGACCGGTTGTGGTTGGATCAACATCAAATGAAATTGTGTTTGCTGTTGCTGTGGTAGAAATAGTACGAACAGGCCTATAATCTAAACTATCTCTTAATTCATATACTTTACCTGATGCATCTGAAGTATATGATGGTATATCACCATATGAGTATCCAGAATAAGAATCAACATGGAAGAAACCAGCACCAGATGAATTAAATCTATCATAAAAAACAGCAAGTGGTCCTGTTGGTGTTGAGGCTCCAGGCTTTAATTTAATAGAAGAATGATCATAAAAAGAATCTCTTTGCCCATTATCTAGTGTATATCTTGAAGTAATGTCTGTTGCTGAAGAAACATTGGCCGTGGTAATTGATAGATTATTAAAATCTAAAATTCGTTAAATATCAATAACATCAGGAACATGCAACGATTGTGCATTATTTGGAATCTTATTAACGAAACCTTTGCTGATATGTGTTTGACCAGCTGACGCAAAAATTGTTAGTGCTGAGTTGCCAAATATATCAACTCCGCCAGATGTTTGAATGGTTGTATTTGCAGCAACAAATGTTTTGGTCTTTGGTGAAGGATTACTAACATCAACAGTAGCAATAATGTTTGCTGTCATATTGTTACCAGATGTAACAGTAATCTTACGCAATCCAGAATCAACAGTAAATTTATCAGCTGAAATGACTTCACCATTTTTATATGGTGAAGTTCCTGCTGAGGTTACAACCACATAGTAATTATCGTTTTTGGCTGAGGTACTTGAAGCTGTTGCAATGGTTTCACCAGAACCTACAGATAATGTTGGTGATATTGATGAAGAAAATGCTTGAGCTTCATATAATCGCTTATAAGAATGCGAAAAGTCTGTAATTGTATTAGCAGCAATATAACTTTGACCCAATTCAAATATTAATGGTTCAAATGTTCTGTCAACAATGTAGGTATCATTAAATGTAGAAGCTGGATCTTTAGATTCCGGAGCAATATCAGCTGCAGCTAAACGAGATGTTCCACTAGTAACGGCTAAAGATTTAACATCATTAAACTCAAAATCAATTGCCCATGTTGAAGAACTGTTTACATTAGCAATAAAAGATTCTGATATTTCTATTGTTTGTGTTGTGCCATTGTAATTTAAAATTGTTTTTGGAGTTTCACCAACACCATTACCAGCAGCTACACGGAACTTAGCACCTCTATACGCATTATTTACTGTTGAATATAGTAAACTACCTGATAAAGTATTTGCGAGCTGTATATAAGTTGTATTTGATGTGACTATTCCGTTGTTACAATTTCCACCAAGTATTGAACCAACATCTACATCAAACAAATATGTGCGATAACCATAAGTTGCTGAATTTGATGTATCTGAAGCTGTTTCAAATGCTATTGTTTTAACTCTTGCTGTACCAATTTTTGTATTGCTAATTGTATTTGTTGAGGCTACATTAATTGTTAAATTAGAAACACAATGTAAATCAACAGTTTGTAAACTATTAATTGGAAAACTACCAAAATGGGTATTAGAATAAACAAAATAGCCATAGTCAGCCGTTATTCTTTTGTTGTTAACACTTTCAGTAGTTCTAGGTTTGTCAAAGGTGATTGTTGTAGGTGCAATTGTTTCAAACTCAAATCCATAAACATATGCTTTGCCTGGTGATAATACAACATTAGCCTTTGCACTATTTGCTGTGCTCGTATCTAAGGCTATTTTGAAGGGTCTTACGGTATAATTACCTGATTCGTCAAAGGTTCTACGAGCAAGAGTTTCTTCCAGTACAGCATACAACGGATATTTAACATAATAAGTTAATGCTCCTTCTTCAACACGAGCTAATTCAATAAATTGTGTATCGTCAGTTGATGTTAATGATCGTGTTGTAAGAACTAAATCTATTTTATATCTGTCTGATCCTGGAGCTTGAAAGTTTGAAGCATCTTGTGCAGGATCTAACAGAGAAGTATCTTGTGTAGATATGACAGTTGATTCTGTAATTTCAAAACCAATTCTTGCATTAGCAGTTGTGTTATTATACTTTGATGTTGCAATTGTTTGCGGACTATTTTTAATGAAGAATCCGTCATAATAAAATACACCCTCATTTACCGAAAATATTTGTCCTGTGCCTACACCTGATGTTGCAATATTCGCAAAAGCTGGAGCATTTTCAACAGTTGTGATTGTTTCACCTGGAACAAAAGCTGGTCCATATAATTGTTTAATCAACAAAGTTTTTGGATCACCTGTGCCTGGATCAGCATCAAAAGCGGTAATAACCTCTCCTCGCTTTGTTGCATCGGTACTTAAAATTGTCAGTCCAACAAAATTATTAGCAACAACGGCTGAGCCGGAAAAATCTGTATCAAGCTTTAAGAATGTAGCATCTTGTAGAAATGTTTGACCACCAGTAACCAAGGAACCATTTTTAAACATATGGTTACCAAAACGCTCAACTTGATTTTGAAGGAGAGTTTGTAGTTGTGTTAATTCACGAGCTTGAACCGCATATCCAGGCTTAAACAATAGACGAAGAAATTTCTTGTCCTCGTCAAAATCATCGTAATATGGAGTTACATTAAAGTTGGTATTTAACGACATTAAACATTTTCCTTAGAATCTAATAACAAACTTTATATTTTCTGCTTGACCGTCAGCTCTTTCTATTTTTTGTACATTTTCAGCATACAGAATATCACCTGTGTATGGTTCAAATTCTGGTTTATTTTCTTTAACAATTGTTCTTAGCACACCTGATGTGGCACCAATTAATGTTCCACCAACACTAGCACTGCCCCGAACTATCGTTAATCTAACTTCATTGGCGGATTGTGCGTTAACTCTACCATAAAAAGTTGCAGTATTTGCTGAAACACCTTGAAAAACAAATTCATTTAGAGTAAAATTTACACCGGCTACCAAAGTTAAATTGGTTGTTTGTGAAATTACAGTATTTGCATTGGAACTTATTGCTGGTGATATACTGTTATATTTATATGGATCTCTTAGAAGTCCATATTGTCTGATAGAGGTATCTATTGATATTAAACCTTCTTCAGTAGAATCTACGGATCCAATCCTTTCATTAACCATGACATTACTAGCATCTATTTCTTTAGCCGGATTAAAACCATGTCCCCATTTAGGAGAAATTATGACACGGGTATTTGCGCCTGATCCAGACCCAAAAATAGAAGCATTTGCAAAACTATATGAAATTCCTATCGCCTCAACTGTTACTTTTGCTATAGAGCTATTAACAATGTTAGCTGATGCAGTAGCACCAATACCATCACCTTCAATGAAAACTCTGGTTGTAAATGTTGTTGTATTTCCACTTCCACCACCGTTTGCAGTAGTTGGTGTAGACAATGTTACAACACTCGTTACGGTATTTACCAAAGAAACCAATGTTCCCGTTTGAATGCCCGTTCCTGAAACAATCATATTTGCAGCAACATTAGTTGTATTTGCAAGAGTTATTGTTGATACACCACTTATAAAAGCTGTTGTGTTTATTGTTGGATTAGCATAACCCGTTCCACCATTCACAACTATAATAGTGGTTAATTCACCATCAACAGGGCTGGTTGAACTGACACCATAGTCCAATTTTGATGTTGATACAGGTGCAGGAATCCAATCATTTGTTAAAAATCTATTTGATGGTTTAACATTAAACAAATACTTCCAAACAAAGTTATCGGCAGTTGAAATAGTGCCATTAGATGTGGTAAAATCGCCTGTTGGTTCTACCGTTGAATTAGCTGAAGCATTATTTGATAAACATTTATATACATTTCTACCAGAAGTAATCACATATATTGGTTTTAAATTTAATGTTGTATTACCAGTTGTTAAATCACTAATAGTAATTTTGTCATCAAATTGTTTATATTTTGTGTTAGCTGTCCAATTGACCCGGGGTGCAACCAATTCAACATCATTACCTGTAATCCTCTTGGCTGCAAACATATTGTCCCATACAGACTTCTCATCAAATGTAGAATCTACGATTGAATCTGGAGAAGATTCATTTGCATAAGGAACATGATTGCCAATGAAAACATAACCAACAGTCGCTGGTTCTGGTTCAGAGAAAGATTCTTTAAATTGTTCTGCGTTATTAAACGACAGTTTTTTGGAAGTGTAATTAGTTGCCATGGATATAATCTATTTATTAAGTGTTATAAGCAAGGTAAATACCTGCTGTGTTAGCAACATTAATTTCGCCAATCATCACACTCGGATGATTAGTGCAACGATACTTATAATTCCCTACAGAATTGTGTGGTATTCTCCAAAACAATGTTCCATCTACCTGGCCTTGTGCTGCACTTCCATATAACAGAGTTCCTGTAGGTGATATATGAACAAGTCCTGTATCAAAGTTTGCTGTGTTATTTCCTAAACGAATTTGAAATGGATGGCCAGAAATATTTAATTTAAAGCCTATAGTTGTAGCACTAAATGCAGATACATTAGGATTATTTAATGAATCATATTGAGAAAACAAATACGCAGCAGAACCGGAATGTGTTACTTCCAATATTGTTGTAGCACCAAATGATAATGCAAGGTTTGCAGATACATTAGCTGCACCAAAACTGGAGTTTGCATGAATAAAAGCTGAGTTAGCATAAGACCCAGCACTATTAGCGGTTTCAAATGCTGAGTTAGCATATGAACCAGCAGCTCCGCTACTAGCGCTATTAGCTGCCAAAAAGGCTGCGTTCGCATGGATAAAGGCTGAGTTAGCATATGACCCAGCACTATTAGCTGCAACAAAAGCTGAGTTAGCGTATGAACTGGCAGCAGCTGCACCACTAGCACTATTAGCGGCCGCAAAGGCTGCATTCGCATGAACAAAGGCTGAATTGGCATAAGAACTGGCACTATTAGCAACTGCAAATGCTGAGTTAGCATAAGAACTGGCAGCAGCTGCACCACTTGCACTATTAGCGGCCGCAAAGGCTGCATTTGCATATGACCCAGCACTATTAGCAGCTTGAAATGCAAAGTTTGCTGATCTTTCTGACAAAACTGACAATGACATTTTTCTAGTTGTTGGTGTTCCTGTTTGCAGATCAACAACTAGAAATACTGTGTTTTGTGTATTAGAAGATGGAGCTGAAAGAAAGTTTAATGCATTTATTGTTGTCTTAGTATTAATAGCTGCGTTAGCAGTATTAGCAGTTGTAAATGCACTATTAGCGTAGCTACCAGCTGAGTTGGCAGCTTCAAAAGCACTATTAGCGTAGCTAGCTGTTGACATTTTTTTATATTTCCTGTTATAGTATTATTATTTCGTTATTTTCTGTGACAAGTGGTAAATTATTTTCAGTAAATACTAACAAAGGTTCAACTCCACTAAAAATAACCATTTCTTGTAAATTAGCTGTTTGGCTAAATGCTGGATTAACTGTTAATGAAGTATCGCTTACAATACTATTAATGTATCTAATTTCCGTGTTAACAGCTACACTAGTACCAACAGAAATAATATCTAAAGATTGAGCAGAAAGGAACTTAGTATTTATACCTGTTATAAAGATGCTGTTATTTACATTAACAACGCCAGAAATTGTTTTAGCTGGAGTGATTGTTGATGTTGTTAAATTATTAGCTGCAATCGTTTCATCAATCTTATACTCTGCATATTGTATAAATCCAGCCGGGTGAACCAAATTCTTAAATATTTCTTTAAATTTACGGAATTCAACCGATGACGATAGAACATATGAGTAATCAACATAGTATTCACGGCCTTGTACCACTCGTTCTGATGCTGAGAGAATGCCATCAGATGTAGTCCAACGACCAGGAATTGTTACATATGTTGATTCAATAACCGCATTCGCCTCAGCTGTTCCATCTCCCGATCCAGTAAGTATGACCTGTGGTGGAAATTCATATCCAAATCCACCATCAATAATACGAATATCTAGTATTTCACCAAGTGGTCTTGTGGATTGACCTGATAATGATTCACCATCTCCCATCAAAGCATTTATAGATAAATTGCCATTAGCACCATTTAGTGAAGATATGGTTATTGTTGGTAATTTATCTGCTTGATAGTTTTGTCCGCCAATTAAATGTTGACCATGTAAACCAATTGGTTTATTTGTTGAGGCTTTACTAAAATTAACATTAACATTAAGTGATGTGTTTGATGTAATGGTGTTAACAAATCGTGATTCATTATTAATCATAATTCTATCGCCAACACGCAATGAATCTTCAAATACTGTATTTGTTCCAATAACTGTTACATTTGTTGTACCAAAAGTATTGGCAGTACCAACAATTCTTGATGGTTGAAACTGTACTTGTGTAATCGCACCATTTGAAGAAACATTTGTTACCGCAGCTGCAGCACCAATTCCAAATTGCATGATCTTATTACTAAACATCAATTCATCACCAATTTGATACCCATTACCACCATTGTTTATAGCAATTCTACCTAAAGATTTTGAGCTAAAAACAAAATGAGTTGTTGAATTTGCTGTGTATTGAGCTGAATCAGCATCAAGAGTTGGTACGGTTGCAAATGTTGTATTTGAAAATAAAATTGCAACATTAGTAATGGCACCAATAGATGTTAAGGTATTAAAAGAGAATGCATCAATTAGTTTTGTGTTTTCATTTTCGCCACCAGGAATTACACTTGAGGTAAATCCATAATTAGCATTAGATATATTGATAGAGGCAAAGTCGGAAATTCTATCCGTATTTACGGTAAAACTGTTTGCTGTATTTTGTCCTGTAGTATCAACACCATCAATAGCCAAAACCAAAGCCGAGTTGGCTGCAAGACCTACCACATTCACATTAGAACCAATTTTAAATCCTGCACCACCAGCTATAGCTGTAATTTTATTAATAAAACCTGAAAACACCTCCGATACAATAGCTTCAGCATCCTCTGAAGCACCACCGCCGCTGATTACAACCGTATCACCAACATTGTAACTTGAACCGCCATTGGCAATGGTAATTCCACTTAAATTGGATAATCCCAAAACACGAATTGCAATTAAAGAATCATCATCAGGATCAATAATGTTTAAGGAAGCTTCTTCACCGTTTATAAATGCACCAACTAAGGTCTTACTGTTTATAAACAAATCAAATGTTGATACTTGATTAACTGTAACCTGAGTTACTCTTTCAACAAGAGCAGAAGCTCCAGAAGTATCTCCAATTATTTTTCTATTTGTTAGAGATGCAAAATTAAAATTATCATATAATACTTTAATTTCTGCATTATTAGCTGGAGCAGAATTAAAAATTAACTTTCTTGATTCCTTTCTAATATTGTAACCAGATGTTTGTTCAACATCATTAACATATACGGTAACTTCATTAGATGCAGCTACCTGAGATAGCTTAAATGTAGTTTTTGTACCATTGCCTGTGTATACGCTAAAAACATCTTGAGAAGCTCTAAAAATGTTTTCAATTAGCCAGTTACCAGAAGATAACCTAAGCACATTTGTTTTTGGTTGAAGTATTTCAATTTCTTCACCATATAACAATCTGAATAATAACTTAAATGATTTTTCATTTCCTTTTGCAAGGTATAATGGCAAAACATGCTTGAGTAAAACTGACTTATCAACTTGTGTTTCTTGAGGAAATAAAGCTGCATAAGTGTTAAAAAAGTTTTCTTCAAAATCAGCAACAGATTCATCAACATCTGTAAAATACCTGGCTTCTTTAGATTTCGTTACAAGGTCATTATCATCACTGCCTTGTTTATTTTCCAAATATTCGTAATACGCTTCCAAAAAAGCAATAAATGTTGGATGTTCCTCACGAACAAATTCCGGTAACTGACCACTAATCAGTAGCGATGTTGCTTGATCAGTCATTATGTATTAGTCTTTTTCTCAAGCGTTGTTAAAATAGAAAGCGGATCATCAGTATCAATCGTAACAATTGTATCTCTTGTTGATTGAATAATACCTTTTTCTGATTGTATAGTCAATCGTACTAAGCCATCTGACGAATCAACCGTTGTAAAGTTAATATCGTTGATGTTTACAATTCCATTATCATAGTCAATTGTGCCAGCATTTGAATTAATAATTTGTCTTTGTGCCAAGTTATCAAAATAAATTGTTCTTAATGTTCCTGTTCTGCCATCAATTACGGCAACAGCTTCAGCGCCATACCCACTGCCACCAGTTATTGTAACAATGGCTCTTGTGTAATCAACACCACGATTAGTAATTTTAATGCTTTGTATTTTACTATTTACAATAACAGCTTCAGCTGTTGCATTTGTTCCGTCACCACTAATTGTAACTGTTGGTGCGGTTACATATCCTATACCAGAATTTGTAACTTGGATTTCTGAAATGCCTGTAAAAGATTGTGGAGTTTCTTCAAAGAAAGCAATTCTACTAACTCCGGTAACATCAAAAACCGTAAAGGGTGTTGATGTTAATTTGTTAGTGGTTGTTCCTCTGAATAGAGGTAAATTAAATTCAACTATGTAACTAGCAGATGATCCTAATTTCGGTTGAAATCTTTTCTGCACACGAACTGATGTTTCTGAACCTACAATAGAATTACCATTTGTAGCATCAATAATTTCTTGTAATTTAGATTGAATGAATGTTGAATTAAATTTATCTAAATTAGTTGTCTTATATAATACAATAGCTTGTTTAATATTATTTTTTATTGTTTGTTCATCAAGAGATGTTTTCTTTGTATTATATTGTACTGAATTTTCTAACAGTATATACAAAAACTGTGGGTCACGAATTTCTGCTTTAACGGAAACAATAGATTTTGGATTAATAATTTCTTCAATAATTCTTTGTTTTTCTGTTTCAGAAATAAAGTAATTTGTTTTAGGCTTCAAAGAGATATAAACTACACCAAATACTTTTGGCACATTATCTTCACCACCCCAAACCGATAAACTATCTACACTTGGATATTTACTCTTGATGTATGATTCATAATCTTTAATTGTAACAAGCCTATTTTGAGTTGCATATTGTGAAGCCGCAGAAAATTTAATAGAGTCTACAGACTCGTTAATTGAACCTCCGGCGGCAACATCAACAACATCTATAGTAAATGTGGAATATGTTCCAATATTTTCAGTACCGATAAAGGCATTAGCTTTGTTGGCAACATCACCTTTTGTAATCAAATAAGAAATGGTTACAAATGCACCATCAGGTAATTTTTTACCAACAACATCATCACCAAAATAAATTTGATAGTTTCCGTTTCTGCCTTCTTGCAAAAAGAATACTTCACTATCAGCTGTAATCTCTAAAATGTCCTCTACTTTCGTATAAACACTGGCTGCGGTATTTGAAGAATTTGGTTGAACCGAAACTGTTATACTATCGGTATCTATTGTTGCATCTCTTAATACAAAAAGACCTTTTGGGTTATCAATTTCAGTATAAGAAAAAACATAATTAACCAAAGAACCTTCATAAACTTCTACATTTTCAAAGAAGAAAGATGTTCCTGATTTTGTTACAATATAATTTTCTAGTGTTACAAAGCTATATGAAATACCGTCAATTAAGTTAGAAAGGAAAATATAACCTTTTGGAATAGTGAGTTCTTCAGGTGTTGTTGTTCCAGAATCAATAGTAACATTAATTACCGCTACCGGTGCTGTGTATGAATATGGTGTATAATTCAACATCTTAGCATGAGACACTACCGAATCTCTCAAAATAGCAGTATCTAAGAATGATTCATTGGCAACCATATTAAGATAATATGCATTGTAGTGTGTATTGTAAGCCAACACATCAAGTAAAATGTTTAAACCAGCGCCTTCAAAATCGTAGTCTTGAAATTTATTTTGTTGTTTTAAAAATGTTTTTAGATTTG